ATGGCGACAGTTAGTTTTTACTTAGACACTCGCAGAGAAAAGAAAGACGGTACATACCCGGTTAAATTACAAATCAGACACAAAGGGCAAATAATGCTATGTACTGATTTTTGCGCTACGCCGGAAACATGGACGGGCACGGAGTATAACAAGAATGCAAAGAATCATAAAGCTAAGAACGTAGCGATTCGAAATCTTATTAATCGCGTTGAAATGCTACTCGTTATCCTTGACGACAATCAGAAATTAAAAAACATGAGCGACACGGCTTTAAAAGCATACATTTTAAAGTCAATCAAAAACGAATCAACTACTAAAGCATTCGTTAACTACATAGACGAGTTTATAGCCACTAAGACAAAGGGCAATACAAGAGAGGTGTATAAAGGTACAAAGAATAAAATTCTTGCTTATGATCCAGGGTGCACATTTGAATCTATGACTAAGAAATGGTTAGAAGCATTTAACAAGTGGCTAAAAGATACCGGAATGAAAACCAATTCAATATCTATTCACCTAAGAAATATTAGGGCGATTTTCAATTATGCGATAGACAATGAAGAGACGGAATTATATCCGTTCAGGAAGTTCACAATAGAAAAAGAAGAAACAAGAAAACGCTCGTTAAAGTCGGATCAACTTGTTACTCTAAGAGACTTCATCGGCGAAGAATATCAAAAAGAGTATCAAGATATATTCATGCTTATGTTTTATTTAATTGGAATAAACGGAATTGATTTATTCCACGTTAAACAAATAACCGACGGACGCATAGAGTACAAACGAGAAAAAACCGGAAAATTATACTCTATCAAAGTAGAACCGGAAGCAATGGAGATAATAAGCAGGTATAAAGGAAATAAATTTCTACTAAACACGCTCGAAACCAACGATTACAATTATAGAAAGTATATGGCAGCAATGAATAGAGGTTTGCAAAAACTGGGAAATTTCGAACGAAAAGGATTAGGCGGGAAAAAGATTAGAGATATTTTATTTCCCGACATCACCTCGTATTGGGCGCGCCATACATGGGCTACAATAGCGCATAAAATAGGAATATCGAAAGATGTAATATCTTTAGCTTTGGGGCATGAGTTCGGATGCAAAACAACCGGAATTTATATAGATTACGATTTAGAGCAAATAGATAAAGCGAATAGAAAAGTAATAGACTATATTAATTCGTTATTGCTTTAACTTAGTTAACCCCGCAAACTGAAATATGCGGGGTTAATATATTCTAACCATTAAAGATTTTTTTCTTTTTAATACTATATATTTCTAGCCTTCTCATCAATGATGTATAATCTATTAAAATATCACTATGGTCAAAACCTATTTTAGTTCGTTCTAATCCCATACTCATTAAATTTTCGTATAATCTAAGCCTATTGAAAAATTTACTATCCTCTATTTCTGATAAAAGTAAAACAAGATCACTATCTAATAATGAAAACTTTGATAAAATTTGCTCAACAGTCCTAGTTGTTTCGTTTTTAAAGTTGATACAATATTGATTCCATGTAGCAAAAATCGGGGGATGTGATAACCCCAAAATTAAAGGAGCATCTGCTTTAGCTTTATTCCCTGAAATTATTTCACAGATTTTTTTAAAATCATCATCTGACAAAAATTTGTAGTATTCTATCTTAGCATAGCTACACATCTCTTTTATTACTGTTTCGTATTGCCCTAAAATAAGATCAAGCTTAGGTAATACATATTTGTTTATACATTTTTGATCATACCACTCTTTATAATGTACTACCATTAAATGAAACATAAAACCTGTTACATACGCAAAAGATATATCATAAAAAATCTCCCCCCAAATGGATGCACCCGCAAATATCTCATCTATTTTTATTAAGAAAAATTTATAGATAATAATATATAAAATTGAAAGAATAAACGCTTTAAGCAATCCTTTTCTTACAGTTTTTATGAAATTAAGAAATGAGTTCATATCATTTTATTTAGTTGATAATTAATTATAATGGAGATAACTATTTAATTGAGACAAGATTTCTCTGTCACGGACTAAACACTTGTATACTCACTTTTAGCAAAGGTATTACTTATTTTTTACTTATGTACTATTCGTCCGATTATTATCAAAATAAAAACAATAACGATCCCGAAAGCCCATCCGCCTATCTCCATCTTTAAACTTTGCCATCGGTTCAACTTCTTTTCGACCGGATAAGGTACACAAATAGAATCGTTTTTAAGAATCGTATCGGTGCGATTCGTTGTTAGATAGCGATACAGATATTTATATCTATACTGATAGACTGTATCGCCCTTTACGAGCGTATAAATGCTGTCATGCTGATAGATACTATCAAATCGGATACTATCACGTGTCTTGTATTCAGTGCGAACAGACTCGACTGGGATATATTGAGTCCGGCATGATACAAAACATATTGCTAACATCAGCAATATGATAATATAGACTAGCCGTTTCATAGCTTTAAGACTTGTTTCCGGTTGCGTCCCTCTCTGAATGATACGTGCACCCAGGAGAAATCTTTTTCGTCGATTAACTGGTCGAAAGGCAATTCGCTTTTAATTATTTCGAATAGTTTCCGGTTCTCTTCTTTACTTCCTACCGTAATATCAGCGGCTTCTCCAAGTCGATGTTGGCTAGATGTCGCACCGTTCACACTGCGATTAAGAATCGCACTACGATACCCAGAACTAACGCGGATCGGCTTCCCATATTTCTCGCGTAGAGGATCGAGTACATTATCTACTAGCTTTGTTAAATTGCTGATAGCTTCCGCCGTAGGGAAATTATCAATCCCTTTCGCTAGTGCCGTGTCGGAGTGCGAAAGCTCTTTAATGGTAAAATGTTTCATTCTGTTGTCTCCTTATTATTTTGATTAATAGTTATCGGTCTACGCGGTGGCGTTCTTCGATTACACTCGCTATCTGGTCTATCACATCGGTTGTGTTCTGCATCTTTCAAGACTAATTCAAACTCGTAGTATTTTCGCATCCAGTTTTGACACTCTGTTTGTGCGGTTCTCCATTCTCGATAAATCGTATCTACTTTCTCGTCACGTTGTTTTAATCGTTCGTCGTATCGTTCGATCTGCTTGTTTAGATTGTCAATGATAGAAAGTAAATTTTGAAGTTCCATAGAATCTGCAGAAGCCTTTTCTTTTCTGGCATTCGTTTTTCGATTTGCTAGAAAAGTAACAGTAAATCGGATCGCCTCTAATCCACCTAACGCGCCTATGATTTTTAGCCATTCATCCATGTTTTTATTTGTATTCCTGCTTTTCTTGTTTTGGTAGCTTGACAATTTCGCTAAGTTCTCTCGGAACTAATGCAGCATTGAAAGACTTTTCAAATGTTACGACAAAATCGTTAGGACAGAACGGGTATTATAAGTTCCCTGATGGCTTAATGATGCAATGGGGAAACTCGAGTACATCAGGTCGAAACAAAACGGTATATCTACCTATATCATTCTATGATTCTAATTATTCGGTCATGATTGCGATGAGAAGAACTATAGATAACACTACTAATTTGACTGGTGATATCTATTCATTTTCTAAAGCATCATTTATAATGTACGGATTATTTCATGCAACAGATTCAAATAATGGCGCTTATAATGGTGGATTTAACTGGGTAGCAATCGGTCGATGGAAATAAACTAATAAATAAAAATTATGAAGTATTGGAAAAATGGATTTTACGATACACCACATAATGGTGCGGTAGAAATTAGTGAAAAGTATTATCAGGAATTGTTATCCGGTCAATCAGCAGGAAAGATGATTGTTGAGGACAAAAAAGGATTTCCAATTTTGGTAGAATATGAGCCCACTATCGAAGAGCTAAGAACACAAAAGATTGGCGAATTACGGGTGTACGACGCATCTGATGCAGTGAATCAATTCTCAATCAATGGCGTATCCGGATGGTTCAATAAATCTACCCGTGTCGGACTTATGAACTCTTTTTCGGTAGAACAAGCAAGCGAAAGAGACGAAACAAGTATCTGGCTAGGTGATGCCTTATTTGTGCTCCCTATTGATAAGGCGGTTGATGTGTTGCGTCAACTTGAATTATATGCCCTTGCATGCTACAATGTCACACAAAGGCATATTAACAGCATCAATCAGCTAGAGACGAAAGAAGCTATCAAAGTGTATGATTTCCGTACAGGCTATCCCGGAAAACTCAATTTTGCTGGATAACCTACTTTATAATCGTATTTTTCAATCTCTTCGATTGAATCAAGTGTATTAACTGCTGCGATGTGCAATTGTGTCACGTTGTAGCAGTTTAACGCATACAATTCAAGTGCATTTAACATTGCTAGAGCATCCGGTATCGGGATGACATATTTCACTGCATTATACCATAAAATCGTATCCGTTTTCCCTACTTCCTTTTCAATTGAAACTGAGTTAAATAATCCAACACGTGTAGATTTATCTAACCACATGCTTCTATCCGATAATTTAAAAGAATTGACACTGTTTGATTTGTCATATTGTTGAATTTCAGACACTTTAATTTTCCGTACTTCCTCGAGGTCGTACTCGTATTCTACCAAAATCGGGTATCCTTCATCGTTTTCTACTATTAGTTTTCCAGCTGATTGACCGGATAACAATTCCTGATAATACTCTTCACTAATTTCTACCGCACCATTTATTTTGGTATCGTAGAATCCATTATTCCAATACATTTTTTGTTTCATGATAATCTTGTTTTATTTCCATTTTCCAATTGCAATCCAATCAAATGCCTCGCTGGGATAACCGCTAGCACCTGTTGTGGCATTGTGAAAATCCCCCCTTACTTTAAATGCGGAAACGCTTTTATTATTAACCGTTATAGATGAAACGACAACTGCTGCAATCGGAGTTTCCGAGGTTAGTGATACCCTATAAGAGTCATTAGCGAATGATATAGGGAGATATACCGTCCTTGTTGCTCCTGTTGAATTAATCCATCCCCAACAGATGAGTAAACCGTTGCTAAATTTAATGTATGAAGAAGTAGCTTCAGTACTAAAACGATAGGTTGTTATATTCGACATATCAGCCTTGGCATATGTAGTTCCGAGAGAACTTAGCGTGTTTTTCTCCGTCTGCGTCATGAACTTATGTGTAGAATCTTCCGAAATGTCCGTTGCTGTATGCGTATGTGCATCAGCTGCATAATCTCCCAGTGGTTGGTATCTGGTATCATTACGCAAATCGTGATTGTGTGAATTGAAGTTCTGTAATAAATTACTTAAACCCTCTGTCAGTTGGGGCACTTGTTGAAGTCGATTAAATATTTCAATCGCTTCTAATTGAATGTTATACTTTTCTCCTGCCATATTGTTACTAATTTTTCAAAATAATTTCAATTCAAAGAAACATTCCCCATCCGCCAAACTTGCGCCGTTAGATATAGCTACGGTAAATCCTTCTACATCTAAATTTAATAATGTAGCTATTGCGGGTTTACCGGAGCTATTAGGGATATAATCATACCCGGTTAATGTTACATAACCATTTGACCCTAATTGGTATTGATGCCATTCTTCGGGAAATGTTACCTTATATTTCCCAATCGATATTTTGCTAACCGAAAGGGTAGCGCCATCGGCGGTATGTACATTATAAAGGGAAGGATTATAATTTGCAGTTATATTTATATATCCGCACGCCAATATTCTAGGTATTATGCCATATGGCGCCGCATTACTCCCCATAAATCCCCTTGACTTACCGAGTAATTTTGTATTAGTAACTTTTATACCCGCCGAATCATTCTCTATATCCATCTGAAGATATTTGCCCCATGCATCGTAATCCCTATTTATTAAGGTGATATTATTCCCCCTCTTATCCCCCATTGTCATACCATTGGCAAAAATGCGAGATACATACCCCGAGGGTATAGCTTTAACTTCAAAATGCGTTAATCTGATTCTTGAAACTAAACGTGTATCTCCTTCACTTTTTAAATTTATGGATGAAACTAGGGAACATTTTAGTTTATACCTTCCTGCTACGGGTAGTACAATATTAAGTTTAATAGACGACACAAAAGTATCGGCGCCAGTTTCTTCCGAATGCTCCCTATTAAGTAATACATAAGATTCTATGGGAGTGTTAAAATCCCCGTTTTCATATCTAATGACTTCCACCTTTATAGAGGCTTTCCCCGTTGCTCTACCGTTGAATAAAAGGGTATATGCATAATAATATTTATATTGTATAGTAGTTTCTCCTACTACATCAAAATATGATTCAGATATAGGGCTAAAGTCTATATACTTAGATACACTTTCCGTAACTAGTGATATATTAGTATCAATATTTGCCATGTGTGTTTGCATGACAGATGGCTCTAATGCAGTCAGAATAGGTACATCTTGATTGTATATATCATCAATATTATTATATTCGTTTCCTTCAACAATTGTGCAAACCTTGTTTTCTTCATTATATACTCTTAGGTCACATGTGTCGGGCGAAAGCTCCAAATGTGCGCCGGACTCATCGCCGACAATATTAAGACCTTTGTTGCTAACCGCCCAAACTTTACCTTCTTGGGATTGCAATAATATTGCGCCGCTAACCTCTACGCCATCTTCTGGGGTATACTTTATATAAGAACTTCCATCCCGAGTTCCAATATAACTACGACCGTAATTGTTAGAATAAAAAAGCTGACTAACTGAATCAAATCCTTCATCTTTCACGGCTTTACCTTCAAGCGAATAAGAGTCAATGCCTTGCAGCATTTGGGTTATAGGAGCGTTATCTCCATAAGCAGATAAAAGTATTGCATTCTGACGTGATGGATCAGTTCGATTGCCTAATTGAATGATTGTATCTCCTGCCTGTGGAATATCGCTATTTGGGACGCAATCATCTACAGACAGGTCTATATAATCATCACCAACAGCAACAACATAGCGCCAATAATAACGATTAGAAACACCCTCATAAGCCCCTTCTTTAATATTAAATTGGCGACACTGTGCAAAATCTCCTACAACAAATTGGCTAAATACTGCTTTTTCTCCATCGTCGGCAGTAAAATAACAACGATAACGCCTTTCGGATGAAAGTAGTTGAACGTCGTTTATATCGTATAGTTCTATATCATTGATATCTCGTAGGGCTAGTTCTTTTATATTATCAACCTTAGTACACTTAATACTAGCACATGATAGTATTTGTTGCCCGGATACATGTTGAGACTCTTTAATTTCAATAGAATCAAATATAGCCTTTAGCCTCACATAGAGTTCATCAACCTCAATATAAGATTTGCCCGTTTTAGGATCACGCTTTATTAAATAGCCGGAACCAAGCGCCCCGTTTGAAAATTCTTTAGACTGTAATAGGTCAGAAGTTGCACCGCTGTCAAGTATTATATGTCCTTTTGCTGTATCAGAGTTAACTTTAGATAAATACAGTTCTTTTAGAGATTCGATAGCGTCTATTAGTTTTTGGCTAATCGCATTCAGTTCCTTTTTTATACGAAGAGAAGATAAGACGTTTTCGTCTGAAAGCTCCGTTTTCGTATCTCCGTCTTTAATAATGCGTGATAAGATTTCGGAAATCGCACGCAAAGAAGAAAATGTATTATCATCGCTCGGAATAGTATCAGTATCGTGTAAAGAGATAATACGCGATTTTATTTCTAACAAAGCACGAAGAGATGAAAATACATTCTCATCTGAAACGGTACGTCCATCGTCGATTTTCAGCACATCAATATTAGCCCCGCCGCCATTTATAGGCGTTGGGGTTGTTGTGCTAAAACTTACCGAACCGGAATTGCGTAAATACTTATTCCGAAACGAATGCGGTACTTTTTTGTTTTCTATCTCTATCATGTTTCTGTTAATGACACGTTACAACTTTCATTTGCATAATCAATATTCATTTGATCGACGACCATTTCTCTTTTGAGGGAATTTTCGTAAATCCTAGACAGTATCGAAAAGCCACGATTTAAATTATTACTGTATCTAAATTTAGGAGCTTTATAATGTGTGTAAAGCTTGTCTATTAGTATTTGTTCCGGCAATACATTTTTATCGTGCAACGGACTATATACCGTTTTTAAATAATCGAATTTATCCCCTGATTTGGTAGCGCAATTTGAATAAGACGAAATATTCTTTGCATTTGAATTGATTAGTAGTTCGATGTCGTCCATTTCTGTAACATTGTTATCGTTTATTACGTTACTATATACTACGTCGGAATCATCCACTACATCGTTAAATATATCGTAAGTTACTTTGCTATTAGTGTACTTGAATGTGAAATCGGATATATGAAAGGCGTTACAAGGAGAACATCTCCCATCTGTACGATACATTGGATAGCCCCCTAAATGATTTGGAGTGCCTAATTCTAAATGTATTTTACCGCATAGAATTTTATCATCTGGCAGTTTTATCGCTACGCCGTCCGTTGAATCGTATAGATTAAATCTATAACTAACAGTATTCGTTAATCTCTTTTCTTCATCGAAAACTTTGTCACCTTCTTTATTTATATGAACCAAATAGAAACCATCTTTTAGTACACATTCATCATGATACCATTTCTCAACAAAAATATCCTCACCGTTTTCCCTATACGCATAAACCTTATTTCTATCAGAAAATCCGCCGGAAGCTTTTTCACCGCTAGTTGAATCATATTCCCCCTTGCTTACAAATCTCCAATCTCCAAATTCATCTTTATATCTATACCATGTAGCACCTTTATAAGTTAAGTTATGTGTAATCTTATAATAGTCTCGAGCGACACGATTCGTATAATACTTACTACTTCTCCACATCTCGCCATCATAATAATAATCATCTATATATAACTTACATGGTATTGTAGTATGATTAAATCCTGAACCGTACTTAGTATTCGAATATACTTCGTCAGACGTTTTTATTATATCATTCGGAAGAAGAGACGCCGACATTCTATAAGCGATATTTATTATAAAACATCCCCCTTTAAATAAAGAGTATTCTTCTTTTTGCAGCATTAAACGCGTGCTACTATTTTTCCAAAAATTATCATATTTTTCCAAAAATGAAATACAGGTTCGCCAACTTAATGAAGAGGGCTCACCTTCTTCTGTTACATAATTATCATACTTTTGCCATACTACACCAGAAGAAATACTATTCATGTTATCAATAGTAACTTCTTCAATTATTTCATACTCCAATCCAGTTTTTACAGGTTTGGGGTAATACCAATTACTTTTAGATTTAAAAAACGAATTAAGAAGAGTATAATTCTTTCCGTCTATATCCCTGCTGGATATATAATATTTGTTAGGTGCAGAGTTTTGATTTATTATATCCTTTTCGTCGTCGAGCAATTCCGGGCATAAGTTGGTTATCTGATTCATATTAGCAACAACAGATACTTTGTTATACACATCACCAAACGATATACTTCCCGCACTTTCAGATACGCCAATATTACGCACATTCAATAGTGCGGAAGGGATTGTTATACTTTCACATGTATCGCTTATTCTATCATAAACGAAAAAATGAAGCTCGTCGTTTTTGATAAAATCATAGTCGATCATATAATAAGCATCCTGATACTGAATGAACGTCATACCGATATATTTAGAGATTTCTTCTAAAACATCTCTACTATTCATCGGCTCGTTAGCTTCATCAAAGAAATTTCGTTCATGTATATAAATATCTTCTATCAAAGAAGTAGAAACATCTTTCGAGATTCTATTAGTTTTTTGATAATATAATTTGCTTAAAATCTTTCCGGGATCGGCAATATCAAGAATATGCATAATAACATCTTTGAAGCTTTTAAAATAGACCTTGGAAGGATCAATATAAGAGTATTTCTTATTTTCCAAAACGGAAATAGTATCGATTGCCTGTATCTCCACTATATTAAGCGGAGTTATATAATCGCTCGAATATAAATTAGGACTCATATATCCAAACCACTCTAAAATATCATCCGTTTTATTATATAAACGAACTTCTATATTTTGTCCTTCGGCTGTATAGAGGTCGGACAAGATTCTATCAGTCAATATACTTGTTACCGAATTAGACATTTTCAACGGTTTGTATAAAGTGTCCGATTCGTATTCAACGCTAAACGGGGCATCCGTTAGGGCGAGTTCTTCGGAATACGTTGCAAATACCGTATGAATTTCGATTCTGTATGTCTTGTCCTTTTTGCTATTAAACTCTGAATAATATCGTAACTTCATCTTACTTTGCCTTTCTGATTATAATGATTACTCAAAACTCCCTCTAAATCTCTTCCATGTATGCGGAACGTTACACTTGCAGGCTGATTTCCATTTCCTGCAGACGGTGCGATCTTTTGCGATAAGGAGCTATACGATCCACTATTAAGCATTTGGAATAAGCTGCTTTGTTGCGAACCGTTTAGAATCATCTCGCCTGAATTAAGTAAAGCAGGGACTTTATCGCCTGTAAACGATGCGCCTGGAACGATACCGCCTGTTGCGAATTTGGGCATACTAGCCATTGTTGCGATAATCGAAGCAACGGCGGCAATACCTAGGGCTATTCCGGCAAAAGGTATTCCGGCATGTGCAGACATAGCTTTTGCACCTGCATTAACAACCTCGGCGGTCGTTTCTTCTTGTGTGACAACCGTATCTACTTGCTTTACTCCAATCATTCCCGTTATAGCCGGAATAGCTTGCGCGATAGTCATCAGAAGACTCGCTCCCCATTGTAATACGGATGCGGTATTGCTATCAAATGCACCGGATAAATTGCCCATAATATCCCCTACCGCCGAAAGCGATTCGGCGTAGCGTTCGTTCATGTCTACATCTTTCTTTTTAAACAAAGGCTTATATTTTGGCAACTTAAAATTTTTACCTTCTTTCCCATGAGTAGGTACTTTATCGTAAGTTGGCGCAATAGGTACGGACAAAGCGCCGTCTTTCATTTCACCGTGAGCGATTTTAAACGCTTCTTGATCGACTACAAATTTGAGATTAATCTTTTTTTGCTCTAGCTCGTTAATTGTCGCTTGGATCGTTGCGCGTGCTTGCATGTCGGTTTCGGCAATAAGATTCTTATTTAATGCGGACAACTGAATGTTTATCGCCTCTATACTGTTTCCGCTAGTCTTAATCTGCAATTTTATTTTCTTTGCTTCGAGTTCGTTAATCGTTGCTTTGATAGTCGATTTTGCTTGCACGTCCGTAGTAGCTATAAGTTTATTATTTAGTTTGGCTATTTCGGTGTCATACCATGCGATGGAGTCTTTTTCAGGTTTTATCTTTGTATCGCTACCACTCCCACCGCCGTTTCGCTTGTTGTAGCTTCCGTTTATTTTTGCGTCTGTATTGGCTACTTCCAATTCTTTATTAGATACCGCTACTTTAAGACTATTTGCCGTAGCCCTCATTTTTAACGCCTGTGCTATTGCTGACTTTTCGTCGTCTGCTGATTCAACAAACAGCCGATTTAATTCTCCATAAAGACCAAAGCGGGATTCTTTGTACGCTTTCAATTCCGCGCGAATTTTTCCCGTTTCTTTTGTGTCTACTAGTTGCCCGGAATACGTATCCATGTATTGCGAATCCGTGATTCTCTTTTCGTATGCAGATAGCCGTGCGCTGTGATCTGATTTTATTTTCTCAATCCCCGCCCTATTACTATCTTTTAGAAGATAATCCCACATCTCCCTAGAAACATTATGCCCAAATCCGTTTTTTGAAATGTCAGCCTGTAAAGCAGTATAGGAAGTATCAGTATTGGCAGTCGCTAATGATTGCTGCAAAGTTGCCATCTGCATAAGATATTCCTTTGCTTTGGCCAAATGTTTATTGCGTTCCTCATCGCTTATATTGCGCGCTTTTGCCGCATTCAGTTCAAGCTGATATTTTGTATTAAGATCGTCTACCTCTGCTTTATTAAATAAAGTTTTTGTACCCAAATTATCTAAGGCGACGGATAAATCCCCGGCTTTGTCTATAACGTTTTGCAAGTTAGAAAGAAAGCCATCAAAGTTTCCTAATGTTATGCTAGAAAAAAAAGAATCAACACTCGCCTTTGCTTGATCCATCATTTTAACATAAGCATCTCCCGTTGTTTGTGAGCTATTAATAACTTTCATTAATCCCTCGTATGCTCCCATAGCTACACCGATAGTCCCGGCAAACTTAACGATACCCGCTCCGGCTGTTTTAGCCATATTGCTAATACCGCCCTGAAAGTTATTAACGCCCTTCTTTGACTTCTCTAAATTCGCGTCGAAGTCATTCGTTTTTAATAATAATCTTGTTACTATATCAGACATCTTTATTCGTGTTTAATTGTGATTCATATTCTTTTGCCTTAGCTCGTAATCGCTTCATTTCTTCATCCGTTACGCTCGTATCCTTCTTTTCCTCTTCATCCCACGGGAACCGGAGTATATCGGTTTGCTTTAGCGTTTTAGTGCTATTCGATTGCGCTATAATGAAACCTAACAATCTAGTTTGTTCCCACGCTTCCCGATTGCGTCGGTTCAATCCGTCTATAAACGATTCAACCTCGATAAAGTCCATTTTATCGAGGAAGTAATCGGGAGCGATGCCGCCTTCTCCGACAACACGCGAATAGAGTTCGCGAATACTTACTGCTTTCGTTTCCGCGTCGTCACCTTCTTTTTTTTTACGTCATTTCCTGCCATCTGCGAACGTAGCTTGATTTCATTCAAAATAAACTCTTTGAATTGCTCGAATAGGGTCAAGTCATTTTCGCATAATTCGATAAATTCCTCAAATTCCATTTTGAACGATTCCTGATTAGCGGCAAGCAGGAACGAGTAAAACAAAAGAAACTCGTCTAACATCTTTCCGAACTGAAACGGATAGCCGGATATAGATTCGAATACAAAGAACGCACGGAGCGTATATTTCAAGATATAATCTTTTCCGTTAAGTGATATTGTTTTCATTGAATAGTTGCTTTAGAGGGCGGCAAAACGCCGCCCATGATTACTTACTGGCTGCTTCTTTAGTTAGCGCCCCGGTTCCTTCGAAAGAAATTGAGAATGTCGCTTTATCCCCGTCCGGTGCATTTGCTTCCAGTGAAGTAATTACAGCCTTTCCGGTATATGCACCATTCGCAAGCGTCCAACCTGCGGCGGGCATTTCATTAACATCGGGATTGCCTACAATACCGAATTTCAGTGTTACGGGCTTATGTGCGATAAACAACGCAAACAATTTATCGTAACTATTTGCGTCTGCGTCCGCGCTAAATACGTTTTCACTTGAAGCGTTCCAAGAAAGTTTCTTGATGTCCTTCTCCGTCCAGATGCCCGAATCTTTGCTTTGTGTGTCGATTGTTTCAGCAGACAAACCCAGTTTGCAGGAAGTCGCCAAAGCTAACGCTTTAGCTTCTACAAATAACATCATGTCTTTGCCTAATACTGCCGTTGCTTTACTCATAATTTTATCGTGTTTTAGTTATTAATTATTCAGTTTTAAAAGAGAAAACGAGGTGTTGAATGAAAGTATCTTCGATAAAATCCTCGTCTGCACTCATTAGGTTAGCGTCTATTACATTGAAGTTGTCATATTGCCCGCGTTTGTTTTCGAGCGCCTTACGCACTTCTTCGGCAATGGTGACAGCATTTAAATAGTTATCACTAGCTACGACAACCTCAACCGAAACAGTATCGCCCGTGCCATATCTATCTTTCGTATATTCTGGAACCAGAGAACTACGCTTGTAGATAACGAACGGAAAAGATGTTTCCGTTTTGGTCGAGATAGCATATATTTTATCAGAAACCAATTTTGCCAACTCTGTAGAGTCGCTTAATCTCTTATATACGTGTGCGCCTATTGATAAACTCATTTCTTTTTATTTGCTACTTTCATTATAGAATCAATAATATTTTTCTCTAGTGAGTTCTCTGCTTCTTTCTGCTTCGATTTGACCGCATTAGAAAAGAAGTGGGAAGCATTTATAATACCCCTATTCGCTCCTTTTTTGGTAGCTCGTTCTTTTGTTCCTGATTCGAACCATTTCAACATATAAGCGCGTGATCCCTTTTTACGGCGGTCGATCAAGTCAACCCGTGCACCGGAAGCATTGCGATAAACCGCTACGTTTATTTCGTTCTTTAACGGTTTGAACGATACGCCATTCTTAGAACTGCTAAATTCTGCATCAGTAACAGCGGAAATTAAATTTTCCTGCGCCTGTTTACGAATGATAAGAATCGATTTTCTAAGAGCGGAGGAAATAGCCTTCTTTGCTTCTTTATCGTTCAACCGCTTAAGTAGCTCGTTTACTCGCGTTGCATCCACTTCGACGCGATACAAGTTGCGCCCGGTGTAATTGTCGTTACTCATTGATTACCTCCGCTTCTATAACCGTTGCTTGTTGCTTCCGGTCGTGATTGATAGATAGAATCTTGTATTTCTGCCCGTCGTATTCGATTCGCATTTTAGCGTTAATCTCTTTGCAGATGCGAATCATTATTGTATTAACGGTCGTATTATATATCTCGCCGTTCGCTTCTTTACGTGCACCCGACTTAAAGCGAATGTATGCGCGTTTATCGAATACTTTCACCCAACTTTCAGACGTGCCGCCCAGATTATCGCGCTTTGACTCGCTACGGTAAAAGCCGATCATTTCGTTTAATAATCCCGCTTGCATTACGTGTATCGTTTTAAAGGTTGAAGTAGTAGTTCTACGTGTCCCGGAATAACTTGCGGCGTGGCGAATGTTACCGATTCACGGTTTGCGTAGTAATTCGCTATGAGTATGCGGATTGCGTGCCAGATACGCCGATCTATCTTCGCGTCCTTAACGTAAGTATCTAGCGGATTATTTAGATACGATTCGATAAGAAGTTGAACAGGTTCGATAAGTCCGGTTATATATGTATCGTCAGTGTCGAAATCGACGTTTAAATGCTGTTTAAGCTCTTCAAGTGTTACGTATTGCGCCATATTCAAGTAATTAAGAAAGGGCTAAGGCAGTGAAGCCAAAGCCCTTTCAGTATCAATATCAAATAATATTAAGCCACTTTCTTCTTTGCGATGGCAAAGGCTTCCGGGCGAGCTACAACAATATCATAATCAGTATTCAACACAAAGTTTACGATATTACTTTTCGCTCCGGTGTACGGGTCTATCACTAGATCCATGTCGCCAAACTGACCGATAGCAGCGTTAGAGAATACACCGAATCCGATAGAATCAGCATCCATGTAGTTAGTAACGAGAACCGGATAGCCATTTACCATACCGTTTTGACAAATCATTTCAGCAGCCCCCGCCGCTTTGGGAGTAGACTTCAAAGCGCCATACACTTTCGGGGTGCAAACGTAGGCGGCTGTACCGTCCGTAACATCTACGCCCGCATCCATAACGGTAGATTCAAGTGCAACAATATTCGCGAATGTCAATGCGGAAGTATATTCTACGTCCGGTTTTGCTTTTACAAACACGCCATTACTTGCACTAGATAACGCCGTTCCCGAAAACATCCATTTATTCAAAGCACGGGCGACACCGAGCGAAATTTGCTTCAAAACGACATCCTGCAAAGAATAATTCGTTTGATTGATTGCACGTTTTGATACCGGGATAGAAATAGATACACGTTTGGGGGAAGCCTTGATTTTGTCGATATTCAACTCGGTATCAGTAACCGTAACATTTTCACCCTGAATTGTTGCTTCAACAGCCGCCAATGTTGGGAAAACAAGATCGCCCACGAGCCCGCTTTGCATTTTGATACCGAGCTTATCAATAATCAAGCCTTTTTCTAACGGTTCAATGATTTCACCGATTGTAACCGGAACCATGCTAGCCGCATCGGCTGTATCTGTAACAGTCACCGCACGTTCTACAACTTTAATACCGCCTTCCGATACTACTCCGTTGTATTCTTCCAAAGAACGATGATTCACGACGTCAAAAACAGCCTGTGAAAACAACACTCGACGGTCTGACACCAACCCCGCGTTAATATCTTCAAGCGCACGGCGTTCGACTTTCATTTCCAAAAGTTCTTTCTTTGTTTTCAACTGCTCGAACTGCTCCTTTTCGTTTGCATCAAGTGCTCTCTTTTCGGCTTCTGCTTTATCCAACATAGCGCGCATTTGCTCTTTATATTGAGCAATAGTTTCAAATTCTTTTCTCATGTTTTAAATTGATTTACGTAAATTATTAAGTTCATCTAAATAGTCTCTATTTTCGCCGGACAACTCCGCTATCGCATCGTCCATACTACGAACGGTTACATCCGTTCCGTAAAAAGCAGGATCAACAACAGGCGATATATCGGAAATTCTATCAATCTTGTGCACGGCACGAAGTAACATCCCGTCTTTCATAGAATATGAAACTTTGGTTTTGTCCTTTTCATTTAAAGCGTACGCAAAGGATGAACCGAAAATATCACCGCGTTTAATCATTTCTACGGCGAAATCTCCGTCGGGAGTACTAGGAGCCTCAAACCTGTATTTTAGTCCGTAATCATCAAGTTCGAGCGACAAAGTGCCCGCACCGCGATTAGAGCGGGCTAATAATCTTTGTTTATTGTGATCCAACAGGGCTTTAACATCGCTATTACGCAACAATTCTTCTGTTATAGCTCCTTTTTCGATTACCTCAACAAAGGCGCGTTGCTTTTCCCTGTCGTACAATACGCGGCTTTCCTGACCGAATACCACGGCGTAACCTTCGATTATTCTTCCGTCTCCAACTTTAGGAGCGCCTAGCTCTGTATAACTTCGTATTTCCATTTTTACAAGTATCGTTTTACTATATGTTTGTTTCCTTATTATTTGGTAGCTCTACTTTTTGACTAGCCGTTTCGATCGGTTGAACGTTGCAGGAAATAAATACTTTGTCGCCGCCTTCAACGGGTGGCTTTCCTAAAGCCCTACGAGTATCATTCGGAGAATGAGCGCCCATTTCTTCCAGAGCCTTGTAATAACTCGCTTGCGTCGTTAAATCGGTTTGATACAAGCATGATAAATCAAATGAAATACTATATAGATTAGCGACTGAATTAGGAATCAGTTTATAATTAAATTCGGCCTCGATTTGTTTTAATATTGGTTGCAGCGTATCAGTCAAGAAAGAAACATTGCTCATTTCGGAAGCCTTGTAATTAGTAGATTGCCCGGCAAATACTTTATCCGGGTGAACTCCGTAGAATCTACATATATCAAGAATGCTAAATTTCTTTGTTTCTAATAACTGTGCGTCAACTGGATTAATAGAAAGTTGATGAAATCCCACATCGCCGGGAACTGAGATAATGTCTCTTCCTGTGTTTAATTGTTCCTCGATACGATCCCCAACCGTAGAAAGTTGAATATCTGTCATACCCGCACCAGGCAACCCTTTATTAGTCTCTTTTGCACCGGAAACAAGCCCCTTTATTTTACTTCCATTTTGAAAAGTTCGCAAGTTCTGATTGTCGGCGCTCGCAGCTATGGAAAAGATACGGCTAGCGTACATTATTGTGCTTACTCCTGTATATCCCCCGTCCAAACTATTATTTTTAAGATGGATTATTTCATAGGGTTCAAAACGCCCATATATTCGGTTATATGGATCAGAGATAATATAAACATCATTCAACTTGTCATAGGTTACTGTATTATTTGCGCATAATACAAGTTCGTTAACACTACCGAATTTCCGACGAATAACGATGTAAGCATTTCCTTGATTTACAATTTGAACAACCATATTTCTAACCATTTCAAAACTATTCATTCGTCGGTTAGGCATACGGGTTAATATCGAATACAATTCGTTTTCTTCATCTGGTGAGAAATAACCATCCTTTTTTCGTTTTATGATAAGCGGCAAAGATGCAATGGTTCCCGAAAGAATAGAGGTACATCTATATGCGGCTGAAAGTTTCATCGCTTGGTTGCTGTTATGCACATCTATTGGCTGACCGGGCAATGATGGCAATCGAGTATTTATCGCCGCGTCTTTATCCGTCGTGTTTGCCTCTGTATTCAAGGCGCGTTCTTGCGTCTTTGAACGTCCCATTTCAAAATTAAAAGATAGTTTCATACTTCCATGTTATTAAATAAATAGAATGTCATTAGATTTGTTATTGTCGAATCAATCTTCGCGTTATGCGTTTTCTTGACTGGCTTCTTATTCATGTTCCTATCCTCGTCCAATACCGCATTACCAAAGCAGAACGGAGTTATCGGATTAGGGCTAAAAGTCTGTTTGTTCCGATACAGAGCAAGTTCGAAAGATTCGATAGGGCTTGTAAACGTTCCGTATGTCTGTTTAACAGGCTTTATATATTCGCTCGCACCGCCTACGGAATAAGTAAGAAGGTTCACAAATTCAGCCGATTTATACGGGTCGTATCCGATTCCCATTATTTTAAGGTATTTAGCCCGTGATAATATGTCATTTACGATTTGTTGATAGTCGATAATATCGCCATCGCAAAGAATTAAATAACCCGCTTTCGCCCAACCTTCGTAAAGTTCCCGATTCGGATGGTTCGCTAGTGCCCCAGCAGGGAAATAATAATCTGTATGCGAGTGAAAAGAAGCACTATTTTCTGAATAGATATTATAAGTGACCGTAGAAAAGTCGTCTCGAACGGATAAATCGACCGCCGCCATTGTTAACGGATAAGTACCGATATTCTCTATTCTAATATCTTTGAATCGTTCTTCGATCTGCTTCGCCTCAATCCATTTTGTTGTTTGGTCGGTAGTAAATACGTTTAGTAACTTTGTTCGAAATTCCAGTGCATCCGGTGCGCTATATAGTGCTTTTTGATACGCGTCGATATAGAAATCTTCATAGACAGTTATACCCATGTGTGGTTGCACTTTGCGCCACGTTGCCGGATCGCCTTCCTCATCGTCTACGTCCGGCTCAAAGATGTGCGCAAATATGGAATCATTTTCAATCTCACCTCGTAGGATCGATTTATACATTTTGAGCATTTCGACGAATGGAGCCGTCTCTTTATCGGATGCGGTCGTAATTACTACGGTCAAAGGGTTGAGCCGTGCGCCCATTGAGGAAGTTAATACATTCTTCAACGCGGCGCTATCGGCTTGCGAATACTCGTCTACTATTACCATGCTTGCATTTAATCCGTCGAGTTTGTCGGGATTGGAAGCCAAGCAACGGGCAAAAGAGGTTTTTCCCTTTATGCGATTATATATGATTTCTCGGTTGATTTTGAAGTGTCTAAACTTCGGATCAAGAGACTTTAAAATATTACGTATTTCATCAAAACAGACTTTCGCCTGATTGTATGAGTTTGCGGCTACGTATGTTTGCGCGTTCGCATCACCGAACAATAAATCATTAATTGAAAGACTCGCTACGCTTGTTGTCTTACTGAATTTACGCGGAACGAATAGAAGAGCTTCGCGAATCAAACGTTTGTTTGTTCCGGGCTTGTAAAACGCGAGAATGTTAGAGAACTGAAACACTTGTATCGGAGTCAGCTTGTATCTAGTTTTTCCCTTTGTGCCGGAGAATTTCAATCGCTCGTAGAACGTGACGAACTTCTTTACTTCCTTGATCCGAAATTCGTATTTGTCGAGGAATACGAAGAAGCGGCGAACGGCTAGTAATTCGTAAAGGTTGTGCGCGTCCGGGTCATTAATGCAGCCCTTTATATACACGTTTAATCTTTCGTCCGCCTTACCTAGCTTATACGAATCAACGTCGATGTTATGCAAGTCGGAGATAACCGACTGCTTTAATGCTATCAGTTTATCTCTAGTCTCCTTCTCCATCGCGATCTATCTTGTCTACCTCGTTTATTAAGTCGTTTACCTCGTCATCGTCAGACGCGGACAAAGTTTGTAGTGTCAAACCAAGTTCCCGCAACTGCTTACGAGTAACTTCGAGCGCATCAAATAAAACTTTGAAAGCCGGATGCGCTACGAGCTTCTTATTTCCTTCACGAGAAACTTCCGTAACAAACGAACGTTTCTTCTTAGCTATGTCATTGAGAGCGATTTTAAACGCAATGTAAGAGCCCGCACAAAGAGTTATACACAAATCCAAATCAGATGTATATGTTCCTTGCGAGTTCATCGCGGCGCGAATCTTTTCTTTTATATCGTCTAAATCACTCATTTTTATATGCGTTTTTTCATATATGAAAAGTCCGCAAGTATTTGGTAGCTCGGAAGATGGATAAAAAAAGTACACCCCCAACGCGCACCCCCTCGTTTCGAAAATTGCTCGCGCGTGTAAATATGAGGTGAAGTGGGTTTAGCGTATCGCGTTAAAAAATAAAAAAACCGCCCCGACATCAATAAAAAACATTACATTTGTTTCGAATTAGTAAAATAAATTATGAAAGACAACATATTACAGGAATACATCCAGAAAAAAAGTCTATTCGAAAAACTTGCCAACAAACTTGAGAAGTTAATAGATGAACTTTTAAAAGAAAATGAAATCATTATCCATCAATTAAATAGTAGAGTAAAAGAAGAAGAGAGTTTATCTAATAAAATAGATGATAAAGAAGGAAAATATCAATATTTAAATGATATTACGGATATTGTTGGAATTAGAATCATTACATATCTAGATAGTGATGTGGACACTGTCGCAAAAATGATAAAAAAAGAATTTAATATTGATGAAAAGAATAGTGTAGATAAGAGAAAGCTTGATAATGACGTATTCGGGTATCGTTCTTTACACTATGTAGCATCATTTAATGAAGAAAGATGCAAATTAACCGAATTTAAATCACTCAAAGATATAAAATTTGAGATACAGATACGCTCTATATTACAGCATGCATGGGCAGAGATTGAACACGATTTAGGATATAAGAGTACAGTATCTGTTCCAGATAATTTTATAAGATCATTTAATAGATTATCAGCTTTACTCGAAACTGCAGATATTGAATTTGACAGATTGAAAAAAGACTTAAAATCTTATGAAAAGAGATTGCCTCAATTAATAGAGAATACTCCTAACGATATAGAAATTAATCAAGCTTCAATTATTTCATTTGCTAAAAATAATAAAGTCAATCAAAGGGCGATCTCAATTATACAGTCAATAACTAATTGTGCAATAAATAATATTACGTCAAGTGAGATTCTTCTAAAGCAACTAAACTTTTTAGATATAAATACAATAGGTAAATTAGATATGCTTCTGACATCTTATCAAGAGAAATATTTATTGTTTGTGAAAGAATGCACAATGGAGTCTTTCAATCAAGAAGGATGTTTTCCTATAAGTATTAGTATGTTAACCCCGCTTTATTATTTATGTTTTTATATAGCTTTTGATAAAAACGTGTATGATGAAATGATAAAAAAGACTCGTAATGTAAATGATGACTTTGCATTAAAGAGTGATATTGCCTCTAAGTCTGCATATACTAAAGTTAATCCTCAATAACCATTTGAGAATTAACTTTAGATTTTTCTATTGAGTACTAGTAAATTAAAGGTATCTATCTACAAACCGTTCCGTAGCTCGCTTATTGTTCGCCTGTATCGCCTCTTTCGAATGGCTGAAAGCACGTCGATGCGTGTCAGAGTGGCACGAATGGCAGAGACTTTGCAGATTATTATAATCAAACATTAGTTGTCTCATTCCAAGTTCATGCGACACGGACTCAACCGGGACAATGTGATGTACTTCCGTTGCAAGCGTACTGCGATTGTTCGCTTCGCACACTTCACAAACCGGATTGCTTTGTAGTTTCTTAGCTCGAAGTAACTTCCAACGATTGGAGTTAATCATCTTAATGTAATGCGGGTTTCTACTCATGTCGTAATAAATCTAAAGGATTAATACCACCGAAATAATCATAATTCCAATCCATCATAGCATAAAAAGCCGAACGGCTCATTTGCTTTAATAGTTCTTTCTTTAGTTTACGCGGAAAGCGTTCGCGCGATGTTTTCTGCAACTTTCGTTTCATGTCTTATTTTATTAGTTCGTCATAATTAAAAAGAATCTTATCACATTGATAACAATCGTGCAACTCCTTTCGTGTCGCCTCGATGTCATCCGTTTCTATCTCAACTAAATGCGTCTCGAACACATCGCCCGATTTACATTGAATACGCCTGATTATATACATAACGTTTCGAGCCGATCCAGTCCGTTAATAAGTAATTTAATCCGGGCGCAATTCCCATCGCATCGGGTCGATTGCGTTTCCTGTTTATGAACCCGACTCGCACAACCTTTGCAGTTCTTAGACGGACACATTTGTTTATATACTTCGATAGCTTGACGCCTCGTTTCGTCTCTCTGCATCCGAGCCGCTTCGATAGCGACTTTTCGGATTAAGCCACGCGAGCGGATGCGCTCGTTTGTGGCTTGTTCAATGTACTGTTTTACTTTACTCATTTTACCGTGCTATTTTTAAGTTTGTAATTCCATCCGTTTAACTCGTAGACTTTCCGTTTCGCTTCTTCCTGTGTAGCCACACAATCAACATACGTATCTTTACCCGAATCCTGTCGATAGATATTGAAGTGATTGAAGCGAGGGGAATAATAATACTTTGGCTTATTCTGTGTTTGATTCATTACTTTATATGGTTTATAAAACCCGAAAAAGGCTTATTTATTGCTATTTCTTTTATTCCTTAAATAAAATAATTATATTTGAATCGTTATAATAACTCTATTTTTATTTTATATCTATGGAACAATATTTATTTGGTTTTATTCTCTATCAATGTGATCCCAGAAGCTTTACTACGATTATGACCGACTCAGTTTACTTTTTGTTAACCGAAGATGAAGCATTCAGAAAATACAAAGAATTAACATCTAAATTAGAGAAAGGGCAATTTATAGTTATTAAACGAGTTTAAAATACATGCAACTTTTAGATTTTAGCTATACAGTAGTTCTTCAATCTCTGTATAGCTAATCTAAATATTTTCAGTTTTTACCATTCTACACAAACATTCTAGGCTGCATCCGCGACAAAATGATTTTATTCGCATCTGCATAGAACTTCTTCTTTATCTCAAATCCGTATGCTTTTCGCCCGCATTGAGCGGCTGCAAGTAATGTTGTCCCACTTCCGGCGCATGGGTCTATCACAGTATCACCCGCATCGGTGAAAAGCTCGATCAATCGTTCAAGCAACGGAACTGATTTTTGTGTCGGATGAATTCGCGGTGTATCTGTGTCTCTAGGATAATCGAAACAATTAAATACCATCCGACCGCCATTATTGAACTTTGGCAGTTTGTCCCGATACAAGAGCACACCATATTCACAATTACCAACGACCTTCATATTAGCCTTTAAAACTTGTGCCGAAAAGTTCTTTCTAAATACGAGGTTTATATAATTGCTAAGTCCATATTCCTTCGCTTTCTGTATAAGTTCGAATTGTTGCTGAAATTCACAAAAGACAATCATACAGGGCGATTTCCCTTTTTCTTTCGGCTCCTTAACGAGCATCTTACTACAAAAGTGAAGAAATTCAGTAATTCGAAAATCCTTATCGGTATCGAAAAATTCTTTTCCGGCTAATTCGCTTTCTCCATTAGAATTGTCTCCGTCAATATACCACGATGGATTAGAGCCGTATGCGTTCTTCCCTATGTTGTAGGGAATATCCGCAATGATTAGTTGTGCTTTCGGAATACCGTATGTTTTATAGTTCTGGAAATGGTCGTTAAATAGTTCTACGTCTTTCATTGGAGTGATAATATTAATCATTAATAAATTCGTCCTCATTCTCTACTACTTCACTCTTTACAGGCTTCTTCACCGGAACGCGAATCGCCTTTTCCGTGAACTTGTTCGATAGATATTGTTTCGCCTGCTCCCAATCCGTAAAGTGTAAATTTGGATCAGTATAGAGCGAGATAATCGTAGAGTTTAATTTATCAAGTGCTCCGAAAGCGCTTGAATTTATCGTGCCGTCTAGGTGTGAAAACTTGGTAACTAAACCGTCATAATTCTCTGATACAAATCGGTCGATATACTTCCGGTTCCGTTCGTTTACTGCGACGGGGTCTACTGATACGTCGCGCAAATAATTTGTGTTTGATAGTTTTTTAACCATATTAAAATCCTTCTAATCGTTTTTGTCCGTTCATTTCGTCTACCTTGTGTTGTGGTAGTTTTCGTTTTGGTTTTATATACTCGAAATGTCGTTCCGCCTGTGATAGATCGTAGAACATTTCTTTGATTTCGTCCGGTAGTACTTCTTCTTCATCATCGCCAGGCATCGGATCGGCAACCCGGAGAAAGCAGCCTAAAATGTACTGCATAATCTCGTATGTGCTTTTAAAATGATAGTCAGCGCGAATCTTATCAAGCCTTTGCCATTGTTCCAGATCGACGCGAACCGGAATCTTTTTAAAGTACACTAATTTCTTTTTTCTACTTCGCATGGTTCGTTGTTTTAATTATCTTCTACTAGCTCCGTTCAAGTCTAAGACATTGAACATTTCATTTATTCGATCCGCGATATACGCGCCGTAAATAGTCTGTATTTCCTTAATCGTTAAGTTCGTTGTAACATGGGTTATTGCCTCATGTCTCAACTCGTACCGACATTGGAAAATATACTGCATTACGTTTAGTTCGGTACCGAAATACTTTGCCGGAATTGGTTCGCGTCCCAGTTCATCAAAACAGATCATTCGCGGCGTGCCGTTGTTGTAAGTGTACAATTCTAGTGCATCTTTTCCACGCATCGAAAAACTGTTTGCAATGCCGGAAGCCGAATCGACTCTAAAGCCACCAACCGGAAAGCCGCCCTTTGCTTTGCCGCGTGTGAAATAGCTATATCGGTTTAGAATCTGCATAATAGTGCTTTTTCCTGTACCGATGTCGCCTCGTAACAATAGCCCTTTATTCGCGTCTAGCTTCCCGGATCGCCCCTCTGTGTATAAAAATAATTGATTCATTAAGTTTTTATTCGAATCGTCAATCTTAAAGCCAGGGCAAACGTATTTACAACACGCCTTAAACCATTCCGGGCGCTTTTCGACTTCTATCGGCTCATCATAATACGGTAGTCCGTATGATAGAATCGCCGCTATCGGTAGAGTCTGTTTGCTTCTTGTTTCCATATTCGTTTTTATTGTTCTTTAGTTCAAAAAATCCCGCCCAATTATTCGCAATCGATTCATCTACGATTTGAGATGCGACCGCCGGATTACCTTTGCTCAATTTCACTAACTTGTTGTAACACGCTTTGAGTGACTTTTCCGATTTGTAATTTTCCCGCCTGTCTTTCTTGTATTCAAGCCAAAGAATAAACGTCTCTAAAAACTCGTTAGATATAAAATCAAAATCTCCATGAGAGACTTTAGAGAGTATATTTATGTTTGGTTTCTGTTTTAGTTTATTATAGTCTGTACTATCCCCTGTATCATTGACTCCCTTAACTGCTGTACTATCCCCTATACTATTGGCTGTCTCATTGACTGTTTGATTGGCTGTAAATTTTACAGTAGTTGTTACAATGGTTTTAAATTCCTTCACGAAAGAATACGAGCTAATGACACGTTTGTTTTTACCAGATTTATAATATACTAATCCTGCATTTATTAAAGACTCGCGAGCTTTTATTAGTGTTTTCTCATTCACGTTAAGCGCAAAACATAGTTCAATGTTCGAGCAATCGAAAACGTCCCGCCAATCTTCGCCATTACAAATAGCCACTAATTCGTAAAAAAGGGCTTGTTCGGTGGCGGTAAATCTGAAACGTCGTCTCGCTTTTCGCATCTTTTCGGTTAGCGTATATCCGTCTATATTCATCACACTTATAAAGTCTATCGAGAGACGTAATAACTACAAATCCTTATTCCTATCGAACGCCCTGTTTTCAGGACGGAGCAATAGCAAATAAAATTATTCTCTTTCCCGCCGTTCCTACATGTCCGGCAATCGTGTTTTACTGTCTTCTGTACTGTTTTCTTCGTCATTCTTATATCTCCTTTATTTTGATTCCATGAACGTAAAGCATGAGTTTACGTTTGATTATATACTCCTTTGTCCGAACTCCTTTCGTATCTTCGACGACATACTCACCATCCCGATAATAGACGAAATCCGCGATGTAGTAAACTCCTCGTTCGAGAAGTTCTTTTTTGTGCAACATCTTCCGCGCTCCTTGTACTTGGTAGAAATGATATTGAGGCGAAATAAGCTCGAATTTTACTTGTTCTTGAAGTCCGGTTATAATTCCCTTCTTTTCGAGTAGTTTCAACTCCTTAGCGCGTCGATATTCCTTTTTAGAGTCGTATCCGTCTATTTTTACATTGTTATACTTTGCCATATATTTAAAATTATTTGTCGTCTAACCAGATATTCACTACGCTGATTAGACGTAGAACATTAAACTTAAATACGAGGGCTTTCACCTCACGCCGTCCTTTTCGGCGACATTATTGGTTAGTAATATTATTTGGTAAAGTCTTTATTTTTTAGCTTCATACGGATAAACATCTACAATCGCCGTTTCTTTGAGAAGAATCGAAGAATAATCCGCCATCGTTCCTTTCATGCCTTCATCGAGCTTCTTCATTGCGTCGTGAATGTCCGCCGCCTGTATAAGTACATTCGTATACGTTCGTTTCTCCTTGCCGCTTTTCTCGTCAAGTGTAATGAAAGCGAGTCGCCCGGCAAACCATTTATCGGCGGAATCCTCTTCGCTAGTAAATATCTCGCTATAATGTGCGCGGGAAATGTCAGACACTGTAAACTCACCGGAGATAAACGGCGTTACTTCTTCAATTATTCGTGCTTCTGCTTCGGTAAAACTTAGTGCATCGACTAAATACGGTTCGGTTACCTTCTTTTGCATCCCGTTTTCCATTACTTTCTCGTAACGGATTTTTGTTAAAAACCAAGTGTGCATAATTTTGTGTTTATTAAAGTGTTTATAAAAATGTGATTAATCGTGTTGTGTTAGTGTTGTGACGGTACTTTCTTCATTAGCTTGCGCAATTCCTTCCGTAATTTATAAATCTGATTTTTTACTGGAACGCTATTCTTTGCTTCCGGCTTTAGCGATTCAATTTGCAACTTTAAATCTAGCACCTCTTTTGCCTTATCGACGCAATCGAACAAGTCCAGACCGGAGCGAATAGACTCGTCTACAATCTCGCTAGCTATCCGGATGCGGTCGTAGAGCTTCTTTATATTGTCGGCATGGTCGGCGCGATTCATTTCGAGTATTCGACCTTCATTTGTATAACCGTCATAAATGACATAATACAACTTGTCTACGTCCGGGCGACCGAGGAAATGACCGAGGAACTGCCAATAGTATTCATCTTTTTCGTCGATGGTATTTCCGAATTGCAGCGATTCAATCTTTCCTTGCGACATCGGGCATTTTACTTCTCCCAGGGCGATAACTTTCCCGTCGAATCCGTACACATAGAAATCTGGTGAATCTCCGAATCCTTCAAACGGTTCATTAAAAACAATATCCTTAAAATCGGTTGTACACGACTTGATTTCGTTCATTAACTGGCTCCGTACCCATTCGACCGCTAGCGGTTCGTTTTCATGTCCCCAATCAAACGCCTTGTTGCTTCCGTTTTCTCGCATCGTCCCGGTTCTCCGCTCGTATCGTACTAAATACATCGCGTCTAACGCGGCTTTACCAAAGGGACAACCTTTGCCCGCTTTCATCAGGTCGGGAAGCGTAGAGGCGGTTATTTTGCCCTGTCTCTTTTCCTTCCATTCGATTTCTTTTTGTTCACTTGATTTCATGTGCTACTAGTTCTTTTATTTGTTCTTTAGTTAGTTTATATTTCGTCTGTACCTGTGCGACCGTAAAACCACCTGCCAGACCGTCGAGGATATTTTTCCAGATTGCCGATCCGGTTTCAACCGTAGGTAATGAGTTTTCTACTTTCGGAAGAAAAGGACGAATACGAAGTGAATCAACTTTTTCGCCGAAAGCGTCAACCATTACCGAACCGATTTGGATTTGCTTATTTACCCATTCTTCGAAATTCGGATTTTTAAATAGCTTCGTCATAGTCTTGCAGTTCGTCCGGTTGAGAATCATCGGTTTTACATTTTCGAAGAAATAAGCAACGAAACATTCTTCTTTCTTTCCAGACGCGCCAACTACCTGCTCTTTTTTCGTTTCGCGGATAGTGAGAATTATATCTTTTCCGTCCGGTAGGCTGTAAGCGCCTAGATAGTCATAATTGAATTGAGTTTTCCAGTGTGTCATTATCGTGTTGTTTGGTTATTTAAACATCGCTTTCAATATGGAAACGAGAAGGATTACAGTTAGCAAAACAGTTACAGGAATCCATAAAGGAGACGTTACCCACCACCAAGACCAATTAATGTAATTTGTGAGTTTCAATACAATGAAAACAATAGTAAGAAGCCCACAAAAACCAATTTCACTACCTTTTGAATTATTATTTGTACTCATATTCTTTGTGCGGTTACCTAATACACCGGAAGGTTTTATTATTTTATTTAAAAGTTATCGTTTCCACCCTGATAAAGCGATTCGTAACAACAAGCGCAAACAGTGATTATCTTTGTGCCATGTCTGCCGCGTTCGTACGTTTCGACCTCTAATTCTATCTCTTCGCCCGGTTCAATCTCTTCGCCGCAATCTTCGCAAACTAGAGTATCAGCAGGACACGCGCCAAGAACCGTGCATATTCGGCAATTACCGATACATTGAGGATTCGCCGCCATATCGTTTCACGTTTAGATAGTTACAGACTAGCACATAGATAACCGTGATAAATACGATCAATAGTGCGATGATTAATTTGCCCGGCTTCGGTTCGCCTTCTGCGAGACTGCACGCTAAAAGCATTAAAATGATAGCGGCGGGACTTTGTTTGAGTGTTAACATGATGTTTGTTTTATACTACCTTATTACTTTGTATGAATCTATCTATGCTCGATAAATCGTACCAAATCATTTTTCCAAATTGAGAAAAAGAAATGAGAGCTTTTTCCCGTAACGTTCTCAAAAAATCATCCGAGCATCCTATATAGGATTTTGCTTCATCTTTACTAAGCCACTTCTTTACTATTGGCTCAACTTTTCCGGTTACTCTAGTTCGTCCCATTGTCGTACTATTCTTTGCGTTCAACATAAATGTTATCTCCGTCGATCCAAGTTTTAAAAATCTTTCCTTCATCGGTTTTTAAATCGGATGCGGTCGTTCTTACTGATTTTCTGCGGTTGCGGGGGAAGTAGGTTTGTCGCCCTACTTCCATCGCTTGCAGTGTCGGTTTAATTGGTGTTGTGTTCATTGTCGTAATATTTATTTTATTAGCTTTGCATAAAAAAAGAGATGAATAATACAAAGAATCCAAAAGCGATTAACGCCGCTAAAAAGTACATTCAGTCCAAGGAGCAATATTTAAAAACTCGCTCAACGTGGTTTTATAATATATTAATTGCGGGGGCTGGTCTTCTGGGGGCTTTAGTAGCATTATCCAATAATAGCCGCGAATTTTACCCGGTACGTGTCCTTTTTGTTTTGACCGTAATATTGCTAACACTGGGCATTCTAAGCGTAGCAATCGCGCTATACTATGATATTTTCCGGTCAAAACGCCACCAACTGGAAGATTATAAACGGTTACAAAATATAGTCTCCGGTGCCAATACCGATCCCACTTCTTTAAAAGGCAAGTCAAAAACCTTTTTATTTTTTGACATATTGACTTATGTATTCTTCTCATTATCATTCATTTCTTTAATAGTATATGTTATAGCGAAAAATCTCCCAGAGTGGTTTTAATAGCCCCGAAGGGCTACGGATTAATATTAAAAATCACATTCAACTTTATATTGCTTTTTCAGCTTATTCAGCACCGTTTCGGTTACTGCATAATTTCCATTTCCGTAACTTGTAACGCCGCGTCCTGAAAGGGTGATGTTCTTGTTTTGGCAACGGATTGAGTATTTATCGTCAATCGCTTGTATCAAGATGTCAGCTTGCTTTTTTTGAGCGTCCAAAGATGTTTCTTTATACTCGCCTCTTGGCTGTGCGTCTTTTGTCATTGCTATTGTTGCTTTCATAATTCTATACTTTTATTTGTTATTTCTTGATTGATTGATTAACTTTGATGCGACAAAGATAGGTGACTATATTCTACTATACAAATATTTAGTAGATTATATTCTATTAATTAACCTTTATTAGTAGACAATAGTATGACTATAAAAGAAAAAATTCAAAAATACATTGATTATAAAGGAATTAGTGTATATAGACTGGAAGCAGAAGCCGGATTATCTAAAGGTTATTGGGGTAAAACAAAAAGTATATCCGCTGATATAGCAATGAAAATTAGTAGAGTATACGGTGACATATCCACCGAATGGCTTCTACGAGATAAAGGAGAAATGATTAAAAATAATACAGACTCGATCATAGAAAGAGAGTGGAAACCACTCGAAATTTCCGAATCTGCAATAAGCAAAACAAAACGAAAAGGAGCATTAATATACGACATAGACGCAACATGCGGGCTAAGTGGTAGAGACATAGAATTTACAGACGAAAAAGTGATAGGAAGTATAGACGCACCGGAAATCAACCCGGATTCAAAGATTATATTCGCCACGGGTGATAGTATGTTACCACTAATCGCTTCGGGCGACAGGGTAGTAATTAGAAAGATTGAGAGTTGGGATTATTTCAACTACGGACAGGTGTATTTAATCATAACGAACGAATACAGGCTTATAAAAAGAGTTCGTAGACATCCCAAGGATTCAGATAATTTAATCCTGCTTCGTAGTGAGAATCCAGACTATGACGATATAGATTTGCCGAAACGGGAAATTATTCATCTATTCATTGTGGAGAACATTTTATCAATCAAAAACATATTATAAATCACTAAAAACAAAACAACGTGAAGAAGCTACTACTTATCGCATTTCTAGCGATGTGTTCTATGTATTCCTTTGCTCAATTAACAGAGGGAAAGTATAAAATTCTATCTGTAAAGGGCTTTATGAACGAAAAAACGGTTTATGAGAACACATTTGCAGATAGTACAGCAATTGTAAGAGTTACTCCCCAATTAGTTAACATAGTAATCTCTGGATATTCTGCAAATACATACGCAATCGAAAAGCCGCAACTATTAGAAGGAAACTATCTATATACAGCAAAAGAGATTCAATCAAATTCAGATGCAAACTTGTTATTCCGTCGGGTAGACGAATACTCGCAACTAGATGGGGGATTGCTTATTATAAACCGATCTGAAAACTACGCTGATATATTCATAATATCTAAAGAATAATAACGTAAAACAAAACATCATGGAAGTAGTATTAATCTTAGTAGTTGCAGGCGTTGTGATTTTAGCTATAAAAATTGCAATGACAAGCCCCAAAGAATCATCTAATATCCAGAATCAACCGGATAAACCCAACACTCCAACACCGTCGGAAGAAATCGAATTTCCACCATCCGGATACTTTTACTATGAAATGGTAGGAATGTACTATCATGGAGTTACACCTAAAGATTTCGGTATATTCAAAGGCAAAGCAATAGCCGAAACAAACAACCCTAAAGATAAATTTGCAGTCGGTATATACAGAAACGGTGATAATAAGTTAGTTGGGTATATCCCCAAAGATTTTAGAGGAGTCAGTAACGAAAAGATTCATAAGGAAATTACAGAAAGCGGCGGTAGTCGGGAAGTGGTATTTAAAATAAGCGGAAGCGAAAAGAAGTGCTACGGAACGGTTTATATAAAAAATAGCTAATAATTCCCGCCCAATAAACAAACATTATCAACCATTAAATCGAACTAAACATGAAAAACTGGATTAAGTCATATTGGAGCAACTGTTTGTCGATCGCTGCGATTATATGTAGCGTTGTCGCTATTTGCGTTTCGTTACCATCTTCACCGGAATTAGGTATGGATTATATCGGAGTGATAATAGGTATTTTATCGCTTTTGGTGACCATGTTAATCGGTTGGCAGATTTGGAATGTGATTGCAATAGATAAGAAGATAGATGGTAAAGTAAAACAAACTAGCGATTCTTTAACGGAGAGTATCAATGTTACCAAAAAAGAAATGATAGAATACATTGAAAAAGCAAATGAAAAAAGCCAAACAGAAATAATGACGTCATTATTGTTCATACAAGGAGATAATTTTTTATTTAAGAGTCAATTTGAAAACGCTTTACTTCGTTATTTAGACGTCATATCTGATATAATAGAAAAACCATATATTGAGAACTATTCAGATGCAATAAACGCATGTATATTAAAGGCTAGAGAAGCTATGCGATCAGTTAATAACAATGAATTGAAAAGAGTATTGAAAGAGGAAAAGAAAGAATCCTATTTGAAAGCATTGTTAAAAATAGAAGGATATAAAGCAATAGATATAATAATATTTCTCCGTGGATTATAACATAATAACAATATGAATAACACAGAAATAATCGCAGAAGAAATTATAAAAATCACCTACGACAAAGGAGGTCTTATAAATGCTGATGATTTGACTGAGGATCAAAGAAAAGCTACTACCGACAACGCGGTTGATTACGTCATGCGATTTTATGGAACTTTCTCCGGCGACGGAAAAAACCGATATTATGGTTTAAATGAAAAAGGATTTGAATTAGGAAGACGCGGATTCTTTAGCGGAGAAGAAAAGGAGAGAAAAAGACAACGAACAGGCGTAAATATAGCTATAATAACAAGCATTGCATCTGCCATTATAGCTATAATTGCAATAGTCGCAGATTATTTGAAGTAGTTCAAATAGACGGGTATATAATTTTGTTTTCCTGTTTTGATATACTCTAAAAGGATTTCAGTAAGTTCAAATAAGTATATACTATCTGTATTTTGAAAGCCCATGGTTCGAGGCTGTTCTTTGTGAGTAATGATTTGAATAGCTTGCTTTAAGCAAAATGCTCTTAGTTCTTCATCTGTCAT